TTTCCTGGAGCATCATTCTTCACAAAAAACGGCACGCATCCAGAACATTGTTTCACAGATGATGAATGTCGAAAAATTATTTCAATAGCAGATCAAAAGTATGGCGTTCGAGCAACTGTTGGTGGTGATGACAATCAGAAATACAATAAAGATATTCGGCAAGTTGAAACATACCATATAGATTATACTGAAGATAATGCTTGGATCTTCCATAAAATAGCAGCTGCCGTCGGAACTGTTAATGCAGAATATTATCGATGGAATTTGCTCGGTATTACACACTCGTTGCAACTATTACACTATAAAGCAGAGGAAGAGTCTCATTATTCTTGGCATATCGACGCTGGTCCAACTGGTAGTGCAACAAGAAAACTATCTCTTTCTATTCCTCTTAATGATAACTATGAAGGCGGCGACCTATTAATCAACAGTAATGGTGTTATTCTAAAAGCACCAAAGGAACTCGGATCGATTGGATTCTTTCCTAGTTTTAGTTTACATACCGTTGAGAAAGTAACAAAGGGCGAACGCTGGGTTATTGTTGTTTGGGTTCATGGACCTGATCGTTTTAAGTAGCAAATCCTTATAAATAAACATGAGTTTATACGGATTTCGCTAAAATGCCTGCAGTTACCAGTAGAGATACATTAATTGATTATTGTCTGAGGAAACTCGGCGATCCTGTTTTAGAGATAAATGTTGATCAAGATCAGATTGAAGATAAAGTTGATGATGCATTACAAATGTATCAAGAATACCACAGCGACGCTACAATCCGAACCTATTTAAAACATCTCGTTACCGGAGACGATGTCACCAACAAATATATTCCTATTCCTTCAGACGTTATTTACGTATCGAAATTATTTCCTGTAACGTCCACGTTTGGTTCAAGTGGGAATTTGTTTGATGTTCGATATCAGATGATGCTCAACAATATGGGTGATTTTATCAGTTTCGCTGGTGATCTTTCTTATCTTTATCAGATGGAACAATACTTGAGTATGGTCGATCAAACGCTGCACGGTCATCCCATAACTACATTCTCTAGAAGACAAAACAGGTTGTACTTGTATGGTGATTTTGAAGATGAAGACGTTAAAGCGGGAGACTATCTTATAGCAGAAATTTATCAAATAGTTGATCCCGAAACTCACACTAGTGTTTACAATGACATGTTTTTAAAGAATTATACTACTGCGCTAATCAAACAGCAGTGGGGTTTGAATATGTCTAAGTTCGAAGGTATGCAATTACCTGGAGGAGTAATAGTAAGCGGAAGACAAATGTACGATGACGCGACTCAAGAGTTAGAAAAACTTGAAGAAAAATTACGTCTCGAACAAGAATTACCTACTGACTTTTTCATGGGTTAAACATGGCAACGAATCAATATTTTTCACGCGGAAGAAGATCCGAACAAAGACTTTATGAAGATCTAGTAATAGAATCTCTTCAAATGTTTGGGCAAGACGTATATTATGTCCCAAGAGAAATAGTAAGAAGAGATACTATTTTTAACGAAGCAACGCTTTCACGTTTCGTTAATGCATATAAAATAGAAATGTATTTAGAAAATACCGACGGATTTGCCGGCGAAGGAGATTTGTTTACTAAATTTGGTATACAAATAAGAGATCAGGCAAATTTTGTTGTCGCAAGAAAACGATTTAATCATGAAATCGGTAGTCTTGAAAATGGTGGTGACCCCAACGCGTTTTATCGTCCGAGAGAAGGTGACGTAATCCATCTTCCCTTATCTGGTTCGACATTCCAGATAATGCAAGTTGAAGACGAAACTCCATTTTATCAGTTAAGAAATTTACCCACATTTAGATTATCATGTGAGTTGTTTGAATACTCTGATGAAAACTTTGATACTGATGTTACTGATATTGATAGAATTGAAACTTATGCTGCTTATCAATATGTGCTTACTATACGTACACCAGAACAAGCAACTGCAACTGCAACAGCGAGTATAACATAATGGCGGGTATATCATCAATATCAATGTCTTTTACTGGCGCAAACTATCTCTCTGTGCCAACAGTTACTGTTTCTGATCCTGATTTATCTGCTTCCACTGCAACTGGTTCTGTTACGTTAAATGACAGCAACATTATCTCAGGCATCACCATTAGTGATGGTGGTGCGTTTTATACTTCTGCTCCAGAAGTTACTGTATCGTTTACAGATTCGAACGGCCAAGAAGGTGGGATTATAGTAGGATCTAGCATAAACATTGATGGAACTGTTACTAGTGTTGATATTCCAGTATACAATGTCCCTATTGTCTCTTCTTCTGTAGTTTTTGATAGTGCTACTGGCACCGATTCTGATTTTCGAGCAACTCTTACTGCTGTATTCGATAGCGATACTAGTACAATTACAAATCTGATTATTACTGATTCTGGTGGCGGATACACTAGTGATCCTACTATAACAATTGCTGCTCCTTATACAAACCTCAATTATGAAGTGGGCGATTTAGCGCAGCAATTTAATCCTACTTTTAATATGGTTGGAGAAATTCAAGGGTATAACGATTCTAGCAGAGAACTCACTGTTATTAGAGTCGGTGCTTCTGATGGTAAGTTTCACGAATGGAACACAACAAACCCCATAGTTGGTCTTAATACTGGAGCATCAGGTTCTGTTTTATCAGTTAGAGAGGTGCAAACAGAACCAGATGCGGGTGGTGGCACTTCAGGAAACGTTACAGATTTTGATGTTTCTGCTCTCGAATTTATTGACTTCAGTGAAACTAACCCGTTCGGAGATCCATAATGTTAACTGGACATTTTTATCATGAACGTGTAAGAAAATCCGTAGCGGTTTTTGGTTCGCTGTTTAATGACATTTACATTTTCCGTAAAACTGCTTCAAATGTGGGACAGGGGCAGATGAAAGTTCCTTTGAGTTACGGACCTCGAAACAATTTCTTAACGCGAATAGCAGAGATGGGAAATGGTGAAGACGCAGAGCGCCAATTGGCAATAAGATTGCCCCGTATGTCTTTCGAAATGTTATCGATGAGTTATGATTCATTGCGAAAACTGCCAACAAATAATGCTATTACACAACCCTTGGTAGGTGAGACTGGTCAGACATCTAGAACTAAAATGTATACCAGCGTTCCTTATAATCTTCAATTTCAATTGAACATATACGGCAAAACTCAAGATGATGTTCTTCAAATAACAGAACAAATACTTCCATACTTTAACCCGCAGTATACGGTTAGAGTTAAACCAATTAATGATTTGCCGAATATTATCGACGATGTTCCAATTATTTTGCAGGGTGTTACGTTTTCAGACGACTACGAAGGAGCAATTGATCAAAGAAGAACTATAATGTATACGTTAGACTTTGAAGTAAAAGTTAATTTCTATGGTCCGATTGCACCTAAATCTATTATCAATGAAGTACAAACTACACTGTTTGAGATGGATGCTGGTATTGAAGATAGTGATCAACAATTAGAATTACTCACGACACTGCCGGCACCATCAGGAGTTGGACCGGACAGTGATTATACACTTGTTACCACTATAACATGAGGCAAATATGGAAGATAATAAGAATATAAAAAGCGACTACGATTATTCAAGAGAAACATATTATAACCTTTTAGAGAAAGGTGGTGAATCTTTAGACCTAATGATCGAAGTAGCAAGAGAAAGCGAGCATCCAAGAGCGTTTGAAGTTCTTTCAAATATGATGAAAAACTTGGCAGAAATAAACGACAAATTAATGGATCTAAATAAGAAGAATAAAGATATTAGCAAAGAAACTGTTGCGACAAAACAGATAACAAACAATAATGTGTTTATGGGGAGCACGACTGACCTGCAAAGATTTTTACAGAATGAACAAAAGGTGATTGATGTTACTCCAGAATCAAATGAATAATGAGACATATCTCGGCAACATTAATGTAAAGAGAGACGGTGTTGTACAAGAATGGTCGAAGAAGGAGATACGTGAATATAAAAAGTGTATGGACGATCCCGCATACTTTGCTCAGAATTATGTCAAAATCATTTCGCTCGATAGCGGACTTGTTCCTTTTTCTCTTTATCCCTATCAAAGAAAAATGTTCAGTCATTTTAACGATAACCGTTTTAGCATTGTACTTGCTTGTAGACAGTCTGGGAAATCAATATCGTCAGTCGCCTATCTTCTTTGGTATGCGATCTTCCACCCAGAAAAAACAATCGCAGTCCTCGCCAACAAAGGTGCCACTTCTAGAGAAATGCTTGGGCGCGTTACGCTTATGTTGGAAAACCTTCCTTTCTTTTTGCAACCAGGCTGTAAGACTCTTAATAAAGGTTCAATTGAGTTTTCTAATAATTCTAGGATTGTTGCTGCTGCCACTAGCGGGAGCAGCATTCGCGGTATGTCTGTTAATCTGCTCTATCTCGATGAATTTGCTTTTGTTGAGCGAGCATCTGAATTCTATACTTCCACCTATCCTGTCGTCTCCGCAGGAAAAGACACAAAAGTCATCATCACCTCAACCGCAAATGGAATTGGTAACGTCTTCCACAAAATATGGGAAGGTGCTGAGCAGAAAGTCAATGAGTACAGAAGTTTCCGCGTAGACTGGTGGGATGTGCCTGGAAGAGATGAAGAATGGAAAAATCAAACCATTTCAAATACTAGTTCTTTACAGTTCGACCAAGAATTTGGAAATACTTTCTTTGGAACTGGAGATACCCTAATAAACGCAGAGACGCTTTTGTCATTGCGAGCAAAAACGCCCCTGCGGGTCTTAGAGGGCGGTCTTTTTTTAGTTTATAAAGAACCTTGCGCAAAGCACGAGTACATCATGACCGTTGATGTATCGAGAGGAAGAGGTCAGGATTACTCTACGTTTAATATAATCGACATTACGACACGCCCTTTTGAGCAAGTGGCTGTGTATCGGAATAACTCTATCTCTCCAATACTCTTCCCTAATATTATCTATAAGTATGCGACTGTGTATAACAACGCATATGTTGTAATCGAATCAAACGATCAAGGTGGAGTGGTTTGTAACGGTTTGTATTATGACTTAGAATATGAAAACATGCACGTTTCTTCTTCTATTAAAGCAAATTCAATGGGGGTTGAGATTACAAGGAAGTCAAAACGTCTCGGGTGTTCTGGCATTAAAGATATATTAGAAAATAATAAATTAGAAATATCCGATGAAAACACTATATTAGAAATCTCTACATTTGTGGCAAGGGGTCAATCTTACGAAGCGAGTGAAGGAAACCATGACGATTTAATGATGAATCTAGTTATGTTCGGATATTTCGCGACCACTCAATTTTTTAGCGATATGACTGATATCAATTTAAAAGAAATGATGTTTAAAAACCAAATGCAAGAAATTGAAGACGATATTGTTCCTTTTGGGTTTATTGATGATGGGTCTGAGGCAATTAGATTAATTGAACAAGAAGAAAGTTATAAGTCAAAAGATTGGTTGATTCCGTCTGAAGAGTGGTGAATTTATAAATAAATGCATTGAGAATTTACCTTGTAATGTTACCTTATCATTGGCTATTAGCAAAGAAGGACACGAATTATGGCACTTTTTTCCCAATCCGCGTCTCCTGGCATCACTATTAAGGAAGTCGACTTAACGGGAGTAGTCCCTTCGGTCACGACTAGCACTGGTGCCTTTGTAGGGGACTTTACTTGGGGACCATCAGGATCACCGATCTTGATTGACAATGAAGCTACTTTAGTATCTTCGTTTGGTTCTCCAACAACAAGCAACAACGTTGACTTTTTGTCAGCGTCCGCATTCCTTAAATACTCAAACAGTCTTTATGTCGTAAGAGAGGCAACTAGTGCAGCAAAAAATGCATATTTCGCCACTGGCATATCTGTTACTGATCCGTACATTAAAGAGAGTACTGATTTTGATAATCAGACTTCTGCTTTAGACTCTGACGGGCATACTTTTATTGCTCGATATCATGGTACGGCAGGTAACAGTATTAAAGTTTCTGTTTGTCCTGTTGAAGACGGCGATGCTGCTTTTTCTTCTTGGACTTATCGAACCGAGTTCGATGCTGCTCCAGGGACTAGCGCACACGCTTCTGCAGCTGGTGGTTCTAACGATGAGATTCACGTTGTAGTCGTCGACGAAGACGGTGATCTTACTGGAACTGCAGGAACTGTGTTAGAAAGATATCCTTATCTATCTCTCGCAACAGATGGTAAAACCGCAAACGGTACAAACAATCATTGGTCGGCAGTAATTAATTCTCGATCAAATTATGTTTGGGCAATTAGCGCGAACAAAGCAAATGACATTGGTGACCAGACGTTTGTAGAAAATTCTACTGCTGCTGGTACTGGCGGTGGCAGAAACTTTGTGCTTGCTGACCCTGTTACGAAAGACTTTAGTTTAGTAAATGGAGCAAATTCTGCAGCATTAACTAGTGCTGAATATCTAACTGGTTTCGACGAGTTTGAAAGCACTGATGATATTCAAGTGGATTTCTTAATCGCTCCAGGAATGTCGGATTCTGCCTCACAAGCAACCGTTGTTAATGATCTAGTTACAACAGCATCTTCTCTTAGAAAAGATTGCGTTGTAGTTACTTCCCCACACCGTTCTGCGGTTGTTGGTGTAAGTAGTTCTGCTACTATAGTTACGAACACAACTAGTTTCTCGAACAAATTAACAGCATCATCTTATCTGATTGTGGATAACAACTACTTGAAAGTATACGATAAGTATAACGACAAGTATATCTTTATTCCTGCTGCTGCAAGTACTGCAGGTATTATGGCGGGTACAGATACTGTTGCTGCTCCATGGTTCTCACCAGCGGGTAATCGTAGGGGTCAATATTTCGGTGTAGCTTCTCTTGCTTATTCAGCCAATAAATCTCAAAGAGATACGCTGTATAAAGCGGGGGTAAACCCAATAGTTAATCTCCCAGGACAAGGAGTAATTCTCTTCGGCGACAAAACCAAAGAGTCAAGACCTTCAGCGTTCGATAGGATTAACGTGCGTCGCTTATTCTTGGCAGTTGAGAGAGCAATCTCTGCGGCATCAAGAAATGTGATGTTTGAATTCAATGACGAGTTCACAAGAGCGGAGTTTGTCAATATTGTTGAACCTTTCTTGAGAGAGATTAAAGGGCGACGCGGTATTACAGACTTCAGAGTAGTATGTGACGAAACCAATAACACAGCAGCGGTCATTGATCGAAATGAGTTTATTGCTAGTGTCTTCATCAAACCAGCGCGGTCTATTAACTACATTACGTTGAATTTTGTAGCAGTTAGGACTGGGGTTGACTTTGAAGAAGTAGTTGGTTTAGTCTAAGGCGCACAAGGAGAAATTAAATGGCAATTTTAGGAGTCGATGACTTTAAATCAAAGCTGAAAGGTGGAGGTGCGCGACCGAATTTATTCAAAGCGACCATAAACTTTCCAGTATACGCAGGGGGTGATGTAGAAGTTACGTCATTCCTCTGTGAAGCAGCACAATTACCTGGATCAACAATGGGTTTGATCACTGTACCGTTTCGCGGTAGGCAATTGAAAATTGCTGGAGATCGAACGTTCGAACCTTGGACAGTTACTATCATTAATGATACTGACTTTATTATTCGAGATTCAATGGAACGTTGGATGAATGGAATTAATGCCCATTCAGCAAACACTGGTTTGGCTAATCCTATCGATTACCAATCAGACTTAATAGTAGAGCAACTAGATAAGAATGAAGACGTTCTTAAGAAATATACTTTCCGAGGATGTTTTCCTACTAATGTTGCACCAATTGATGTCAACTACACTTCAGTAGATGAGATTGAACGGTTTACAGTTGAATTCCAGATTCAATACTGGGAATCAAATACTACTAGTTAATCTCAGCAATAAATACGAGGGACTTCGACGGTTTGGAGTCCCTCGTTTTTTTAAGAGAATCAGAGAACTATAATGGCAGATGATAGTACACTAAAATTATTTGGGTTTGAAATAAAGAGGGCAGGTAAGAAGAAGAGCGATAAAATTCTTCCTTCTGTTGTTCCTCCTATAGATGATGATGGAGCAGGATACGTTTCTGCAACTGGTGGTCATTATGGACAGTACATTAATATGGATGGTGACAATTCCAAAGATAATCACCATCTAATATTGCGATATCGTGGTGTGGCAATGCACCCAGAAGTAGATATGGCGATTGAAGAAATCGTTAATGAATCTATTTCTGCTTCAGAATTAGAATCAAATGTTAGTCTTAACCTTGATGATGTTGAAGCACCCGATAAAATTAAAGATCAAATTTCTCAAGAGTTTGTTACTATAATCAGCATGTTGAAGTTCAATGAACTCGGACATGATATATTCCGTTCTTGGTATGTTGATGGTAGAATATATTACCACTTACTTGTTAACGAAGGCAATCTTAAAGCAGGAATTCAAGAAATAAGAAATATAGACGCTTCTAAGATCCGCAAAGTTAAAAATATAAAATATAAAAAAGATATGACGACTGGCGCGAAACTGGTTGATAATGTCGACGAATTCTATATTTTTGAAGAAAAACCAGGCCAACAAAACTCTGGTGTTAAAATATCTACAGACTCTATTACATATGTAACATCAGGTATTTTAGATGAGACCAAAAAGAAAGTAGTCTCGCATATTCACAAAGCATTAAAACCTATCAACCAATTACGTATGATGGAAGATTCTCTTGTAATCTACCGATTAGCAAGAGCTCCAGAGCGAAGAATCTTTTATATTGATGTGGGCAACTTACCTCGTGGTAAATCAGATCAATATATGAAAGATATTATGGGTCGATATCGCAATAAATTAGTATATGATGCTAATACAGGCGAGTTAAAAGATGACCGCAAACATATGTCAATGCTTGAAGATTTTTGGTTGCCGCGTAGAGAAGGGGGTAGAGGAACAGAAATATCTACGCTTCCTGGTGGTGAAAATTTGGGACAAATCGACGATATTGTTTATTTTCAGAAAAGGTTGTATCGCGCATTAAATGTTCCTGTAAATCGACTAGAACAAGAGGCACAATTTTCATTAGGTCGATCGACTGAAATTACCCGAGACGAATTAAAATTTCAGAAATTTATTGATCGATTAAGAAAAAAATTCTCAAGCGTATTTCTAAACATCCTCAAAAAACAACTGATTATAAAAGGTATCATTACCGATCAAGATTGGGAAGAATGGAAAAATGAAATATCTGTTGATTTTATAAGAGATAATCATTTTACAGAATTAAAAGAAACCGAAATTTTAAAAGAAAGATTAACTGCAATGAACGAAATCCAACCGTTCGTTGGCGAATTTTTCTCAAAAGAATGGATCATGCGTAACGTCATGAGATTGTCTGATGAAGAAATAGAGAAAATGAAGAAAGAAATTGATCAGGAAATTAATTCTGGTGATATTGAAACGGAGGAAGAACCGGAAGATAGTGGCGACACTTCTCCCGCAGACGCTCCAACAAATAATGATAAAGAAGAGGAGTAATATTATGTCAGAAGCAGAAACTATAGACGCTGAAGTTGAAGACATTGAAGAAATAGAAGATCAGTTAGATGACCCTAGTGCGTCAATTAGAGACCTAATCAAATCGATTGAAGACGAAAACTATTCAAGCGCAGAGAAAAGTTTTACTTCTATGCTAGGTGATCGTCTGGGCGATGCTCTCGATCAGACTAAAATGAAAATTGCTGATCAAATATTTAATAATGCCGAACCCGAAGAAGATGATATTGGCGTAGATGATGAAGACATTGAAGCACTACTTGATTCTGAGTTAGAAGTCGATGACGAAGAAGAATCAGAAGAATCTCAAGAATAATTTTTTTATAAATAAATTACATGAAACTGTTTTCACAAATACGAGAAAAAACCAATAGGATGCCTCCAGGAGAACATGTTTTCGACAAAAAAGTCGGAAAGGTCTCTGTCATGGTGCATAAAACTAAAAAAGGTTTCGTTACATATGTAGATGGCGATATGTTAGATACATATAAATCTAAATCAGAAGCGGAAAGGATGGGAATTCAATTCGCGAAGGAACTCAAATGAAACTTATTGCAGAGTACATAGAAAACGATTTAGAAGTAATTACAGAAGCAAAAGAAAATGGCGATAAGACTTATGCCATTGAAGGTGTTTTTGCTCAGGCAGAAAAGAAAAACCGTAATGGAAGGGTTTATCCTCGCGCTATTATGGAATCTGCAGTAAGCAAGTATGTTAAAGAACAAGTTTCACAAAAAAGAGCAGTTGGAGAACTTAATCATCCAGAAGGTCCAACTGTAAACTTAGATAAAGTTTCACACCTCATCACCGACCTCAAGTTTGAGGGAAATGATGTGGTAGGAAAAGCATCTATACTTGATACTCCTAATGGCAAGATTGTTAAAGGATTGCTCGATGGGGGAGTCAAACTAGGTGTTTCAACTCGTGGTATGGGTAGTCTTGAGAATCGTGGCGGGGCAATGTATGTTAAGGATGATTTTATTCTTAACACAGTTGACATTGTACAAGATCCATCAGCACCAGCAGCTTTTGTTAATGGTATAATGGAAGGTGTTGAGTGGGTTTGGAACAATGGCGTCATAGAACCTCAAGTAATTGAAGAAATGGAGACTGAAATTAAAAGTGCTCCACGCAAAGATCTCTACGAGACTCAGGTGCGTGAGTTTAAAAATTTCCTCTCGTTACTCAAAAACAATTAAGGAGCAAAACATGTCAGATAATATCGACAATGTAGATCATCCTGAGACTGATGAGTCCATAGAGGAAGCTCAGCAAATGCCTGTCGGAACTGAAGATGATTCAGTGAAGTCCGTAGAAAAAGCAGCAGATTCTGGTAAAAAAGCACCAGCTCGTAAGGGCGATAATGCTAAACAGGATCCAATGCCGAAAACTAAAGCAGGAATGATCAACGCAATGTATAGCAAACTTACCGCTATGAAGAAAGACCAACTGTCTGCTGCATACGCTAAGATGCACGAAGAATTCGGTGAAATGGAAGAAGACGAAGCAGTTGAACTGCCCGAAACTTCTTATGATTTCTCTGATGAACTCAACAACCTTGTTGAATCAGAAGCAACGCTTTCTGATGAATTCAAGTCAAAGACTGCTATTATTTTCGAAACTGCAATTCGTTCCAAGATCTCTGAAGAAGTAGATCGTTTGGAAGATGAATATCAATCACGACTAGAAGAAGAACTTGATACGTCAAGAACTGATATGGTCGAAAAGGTTGATTCCTACCTCAACTATGTAGTTGAAACTTGGATGGAAGAAAACCGTGTTGCTGTTGAACAGGGTTTACGTACGGAAATCGCTGAAGATTTTATGGACAAACTGAAAGGTTTGTTTGTTGAATCATACATCGAAGTCCCCGAGTCTAAAGTTGACCTAGTTGATGAACTCGCAGTACAGGTTGAAGAGTTAGAAGAAAAACTTAACTCTCAAACTGCAGCTGCAATTTCGATGCAAGAAAAAATGGAACAGTATCAAAGAGAAACCGTAATCCGCGAAAGCGCAAGCGGTCTCGCTGAAACTGAAATAGAAAAATTGAGATCTTTAGTCGATTCTTTAGACTTCGAAGACGAAGAATCTTTTTCTCACAAAGTAAAAACTGTTAAAGAATCATATTTCAAGAAAGCAGTTTCTACGGTCTCTGAAGAAATCGAAGAAGATTGGTCTGCTGACACAGAAATTACTGGGTCAAGCAGCACAATGGATCTCTATCTCAACGCAATTAAAAAGACGCATAAGGAGTAAGAATTATGCAAACTGTATCATACGACAAGTTGGTTGAAAAGTGGGCTCCCGTTCTTAACGAAGAGTCTGCTGGAACAATCCAAGACGCACATCGTCGTGCTGTTACCGCAGCTGTCTTAGAAAACCAAGAAATTGCTTTTCAAGAAGAAGCGGCACAAGGCACTATGCTTAACGAAACCGCAGCAAACGTTACTTCTAACGTTGCTAACTGGAATCCTATCTTAATCGCACTCGTACGCCGTGCTATGCCTAATTTGATGGCATATGACGTTTGTGGTGTACAACCTATGACTGGTCCTACTGGTTTGATCTTCGCTATGAAGTCACAGTATAAGACTACTCGTGGTGGTGCTACTTCTGGAGACGAAGCATTATTCAGCGAAGCAGTTGCTCCTTTCTCTGGTGATTCTTCTGTAACTCAATCTGGTTTCTCATCTGGTTTGGACGGAGTTAGCGACACTGACAATGACAGCTCTATTGTTGACTCAGGCGGTAGTTATATTCCTACTATTGGTGGTGGCATGTCTACTGCTGATGCCGAAGCATTGGGTAACACTGGATCTGCCTTTGCTGAAATGGGTTTCACCATTGAGAAAGCAACTGTTACCGCTAAGTCACGTGCTCTGAAAGCAGAATACACCTTAGAATTAGCACAAGACCTTAAAGCGATTCATGGTCTTGACGCTGAAACTGAGTTGGCAAACATTCTGTCAACAGAAATCCTTGCTGAGATTAACCGCGAAGTAATTCGTACGATTAACTCACAAGCGAAGATTGGTGCTACTACAAGCAACCTTCAAACTAAGGGTATCTTTGATCTTTCTTCAGACGCTGACGGACGTTGGTCTGCTGAGAAATTCAAAGGTCTTGTAGTTCAGTTGGATCGTGAGTGTAACCAAATTGCTAAAGACACTCGTCGTGGTAAGGGTAACATCGTAATCTGTTCTTCAGATGTTGCTACTGCTCTTGCTGCTTCCGGTATGCTTGATTACGCTCCCAACATGAGCACTCAACTGCAGGTTGATGACACGGGTAACACCTTTGCTGGTACTTTGAATGGTCGAGTCCGAGTTTACATCGATCCATATGCTGGTGCTGATTACATCACTGTTGGTTATAAGGGTACTAACCCATATGACGCAGGTGTTTTCTACTGCCCATACGTACCTCTCCAGATGGTTCGCGCCGTTGGTGAGAATGACTTCCAACCACGTATCGGGTTCAAGACTCGTTATGGCATGGCGTCAAACCCTTATGTTGGTAATACTCCTAGCGACAACCTCGCTACAGTACGTACTAACCAGTACTACAGAATCTTCCGCGTTGATAATATCCTCGCCTAAATTCTGAAAATAAAAAAAATCACATTAGTGATCATTTTGAGACCCGCTTCGGCGGGTCTTTTTTTGCCGATTAATTATTATAAATAGAATGATATAGAGATAGGTATCTTTCATGGCAATTGATATTAAAAATGTTCTTGAAGCACTACAAAAAAAAGTTGATGCAATAACACCATCTTCTCCAATGGAAGATATTGGTTATCTATTGAAAGGCGCTAAGAGAGGTGATAGAAACCTTTTGCAAAAATATGATTCTGCAGATGCATTACCAGATCTTACTGATTCTGCTGCTGATACTGAGATGTTGGCGTTCTTCAATCAAAAAATATATGCAAAACTAGATAGTGCGGGCGCGACTGTTTGGAAAACATTTCCATCTGGATCTGCATCACCCTCTGTCCCCTCTGGGTTAATCGTACAAGGTGACAATAACGGTTATACAGTTGCTGGTACTGATCATCCTGGAGGGTCAGTAAATTCAAATCCATCCTTACATCAAATATTAGAATATTCTTTTGCGTCTGATGGTAATGCTACAGATGTGGGGGATTATACTGCTACTGCAACTGATGGAAGATCGACAGGCACAGCACAGACATCCGCTACTAATGGATATGTTTCAGGTGGTTTATATCATCCTCCTACAACTTTTCATTCTGATATCTTTAAATTTTCTTTTACGAGTCCATATGTAGGATCAAACATTGGTGATTTAACTACAGCAAATTTTCGTGCTTATGGGACTAGTTCTCCGACCGACGGGTATAATACTGGTGGAAGAGGATTTCCTGCTCCCACTGCTCCAGCGCCTCTTGTTTATCTGACAGTGCATAATAAATTTCCTTTCGCTTCTGACACTAATGCAACAGATAATGGTGACTTAACTGCTGGACGTTATAATACAGGCGGCGGTAATTCGTCTGACGTTGCTTCTTATTTTGCTGGAGGATTCGTGCCAGCACAGACTAATATAATTGAAAAGATTCCCTTTTCTGGAGGAGGAACGGCGACTGATGTTGGTGATTTGGTAGACTCTCGACGGGGTAGCACAGGATCTAACGATCCCACTTATGGGTTTACTATGGGAGGGTTTACATCCGTTCAAGGTGATGCCGAATCTGTAAAAAATGTAATACAAAAATTCGCTTTCGCTTCTGACGGAAATGCTACTGATCATAGTGATCTTGCTACTGGAGTTAATAATTCTTCAGGTTCGTCTTCGCAGGTTTCAGGTTATGCTAGTGGCGGGATCAGCGCCACACCTACAGGTGCTGCGGTAAACGTAATACAAAAATTTCCTTTTGCAAACACCACTAACGGTACTGATGTTGGCGATTTAACTTCGGTATTAAGTAATGCTACAGGAAACCAAAATTAGGTCTAAGATATGGCGCTAACAACTAATGTAAATTTTCTTCAACCTACTGGATTCGGTATCTCTATATCTAGAGAGAATTACCCGAATCTTGAGTATTTTGCGCAGGCAGTATATCACCCAACAGTAAATGTTTCTGCTGTAGAAGTTCCCATCAGAAGGACGCGTCTTGCTATGCCAGGAGACAACATATCCTACGGCGATCTCAATATCACATTTTTAATTGATGAAGATATGACGTCATATATAGAAATGTACAATTGGTTAGTACGAATAATTGAGAAGAGTCATACGACTTCATTTAAAGGAATTCAGTTAGGGGGGTTTGACGATGAAACCGTTTCGGAATTGCCCACTGAATCTGATATTACTGTATCGTTACTCACTAGTTCGAACAACCCCAATAAACGTATACGGTATTACAACGCCTTTCCTACCTCTGTTAGCGACATCGAAATGACAGCAACGCAAACAGACATAACACCGCTCCAATTCACATCATCCTTCCGGTTTGCTTATTTCGAAATAGTATAGTATAATATATCTTTTTTAAGTGAAGTTTACAATATGGATTTAAAAACAATTCTTGAAGAATGGAAAGAAGATTCTCAGTTAGAATCTAATTACCTTGATGAATCTTCTAGGCAAACACCTTTCTTGCACTCTAAATACCTTGAACTTCTTTCTAATACGAAACTGCAGTTAAGACAAGCAGAGTATAAACAGAAAGCACTAATGAAAAAAAAGTGGTTATGGTATAATGGTAAATTAAGTCGAGATGAAATCGAAGAGATGGGTTGGAATCCAGACCCCTTTGACGGACTTAAAATACTAAAGGGTGAGATGGAACATTATGTTAATGCTGATCCAGAACTAGTTGAGTCGCAAGCAAAAATAGATTATCTAACAACAACAATAGATACATTGAAAGAAATACTTTCTCATATAACATGGCGACATCAAACCATTAAGAATATGATAGATTGGCGTAAATTTGAATCAGGTGTTTAATGGAAAATATTGAAGTAACTCTGAAAGACTTTAGCATGATTCGAGTTAATTGCTCGAGTTCAATTGCACAAGAACTTTCTGATTACTTTTGTTTTTTCGTTCCAGGATATAAATTTATGCCAGCATACCGAAGAAAGGTGTGGGATGGCAGAATACGTTTATTTAATAGAAACAACGGCGAAATTAATGCCGGTTTATTCTGGAAAATAAAACAATTTGCTATGAACCGAGGATATGGCGTTGCACTTAAAGACTCGCACTATGGACTAGCAAACGATCGTAACAAAGTAAATCATATCGAATTACTTAAAACTATCTCAACTTTCGAGAACCTACCCTTTTTACCTCGCGACTATCAATATGACGCGATAACTCATGCAATAGAAAACAAACGTTGTGTTCTGGTTTCTCCAACTGGATCGGGTAAATCTTTTATTATTTACTTACTTATGCGTTGGTTTTTAAACCATAATGAAGATCAGAAAGTATTAGTTGTTGTCCCAACAACAGGATTAGTGCAACAAATGTATTCTGATTTTACTGATTATGGATTTGATGCAGACGCTAATTGTCATCAGATATATTCAGGAAGAGATAAAGATACTGAAAAGAGAATAATTATAACAACATGGCAATCGATTCATAGACTCAGCGGTAAATGGTTTGAAAATTTCGGTGCAATATTTGGTGACGAGTGTCATGGATTCAAAGCGAAATCATTATCGTCTATTATGAATAAAGCGATTAATGCGGAATATCGATTTGGAACTACTGGAACTTTGGACGGAACAGAAACAAATAAACTGGTTTTAGAGGGTTTATTTGGACCTGTAATGAAAGTTACCACAACTTCAAAACTGCAAAAAGAGAAAAAGTTAGCAAACCTAAATATAGATATAATACAACTACAATATGCGAAAGAAATAAGAGATACATTAAAGGAAGCAACGTATCAAGACGAGATAGATTTTATTGTTTCTTGTGATGCACGAAATAGATTTATTCGTAATCTCGCGTGCAGTTTAGAAGGCAATACATTAATATTATTTAACCTAGTGGAAAAACACGGAAAGGTTTTAAGAGATCTGATTGAAGATAAACTAGAAGATGGGCGGAGGTTGTTTTATGTTAGTGGAGAAGTCAAAGCAAATGATCGTGAAGCAATTAGAAAAATTGTCGAGTCACAATCAAATTCTATTACTCTTGCTTCCTTGGGCACTTTTAGTACTGGGATCAACATACGTAATATCCATAACATTATATTCGCATCTCCCAGCAAATCGCAAATCAGGGTGTTACAATCCATTGGTAGAGGTCTACGATTGTCAGATGATGGCAGAGACACGAAACTATACGACATTGCCGATGATTTAAGATCTAATGGCAAACCCAATTTTACTCTAGGACATAGTGCTGAAAGAATTAAAATATATAAGAATGAGAAGTTTAATTTTAAAGTAACGCAGGTTCAGTTATGACAACAAATCAAATAAAATTGTCGAACGGTGAAGAGTTAATTTGCGATATAGTAGAGTGGACTGAGGACGGAGATTTATTAGTAAGAAATGCAATGGCGATCGATTGTGTTGGAAAGGGTAGACAAAAGTATTATATTTTCCGGCCATGGTTTCAATACGTAGAATCTTCAGAACATTTTATTTCTGTTAGTAGCGATCATGTTTTAGGAATAGCAGAAGTTAATAAATATTTAAAAATACAGTATGATGATGCGGTAAATGACGCGCATGTTACTCATGAAGAAAGAGAAGAGTATTATTTGAGATTACGACTAGAACAATTACACGAAACAGTTTCCTCTATTGCAAATGCTGATTCAGGAGCGCTACCGAGTAATGTCATTCAGTTTCCTCGATTTTAGTATCTAACTTCCCCGAACGACGATGTTCTTATTATACTGCAATTTTAAGGAAAAAACAACCCCTTTAATATCAATTAAATTTATGCTATACTATATTTTTTGAGGTAATTATGAAAGCAAATGAAAAACCACACTATGTGAATAATGCTCAATTCTCTGCAGCAGTTGTAGATTATGTGACTCTTGTCAGACAATCAAAAACAGAGGACAATGCTGAAAAACCTAAAGTAACCAATTATATCGCGGAATGTTTTTTAAAAATAGCAGAAGGGTTATCACACAAAGCAAATTTTGTCAGGTACACTTATCGCGAAGAGATGGTTATGGATGCTGTCGAAAATTGCCTTAAAGCGATTGAGAATTATAATCTAGAAGTCGCAACGCGAACAGGAAAACCAAATGCTTTCGCGTATTTCACGCAGATTGCGTGGTATGCTTTCTTAAGAAGAATACAGAAAGAAAAGAAACAACAAGATATTAAACTCAAATATCTAAGTGAGAGTGGATTAGAATTGTTGGTAGCAGAAGAGATAGATAATAATTCTGCTACTTTGCAAACGCAAGCATTCGTTGATGAGTTGAGAGAAAGAATCGACGTTATCAAAGAGAAAGATAAAAACTTTACCACCTACGCTAAGAAAGAAAAGGTAAAGCGTACCCGAGCAGTTGATTCTGATTTGAGCGAGTTTCTAGTAAACTAAATGAAAAAAGTCTGGACTATATGGAAGTATGCTCTGGGTGGATTTTCGGACGATAAGACCGAACCTTATGACAATTATGTTGCTTTGCTAAGATCTGTTATTGTGGGTGTTAACTTTCTAACCTGTTTTTTTATTATGGCAAATGTGATACATAACTGGTGAATAAATGAAGATTGCAATCTTAAACGATACTCATTGTGGTATTCGTAACTCTTCTGAAATCTTTATGGATTATCAGGAAAAATTTTATCGAGACGTTTTTTTCCCCGCTCTAGAAGAGCGTGGCATTAAAAAAATCTTGCACTTGGGAGATTACTATGAAAACCGCACTTCAATTAATTTTAAGGCACTGCACCACAATCGCAGAATATTTCTTGATGTCTTGCGCGATTCTAATATACACATGGATATTATTCCAGGTAATCACGATGTTTATTTCAAAAACACCAATAAGTTAAACGCGCTGAAGGAACTCCTTGGTCATTATATGAACGAGGTTCGAATCATCGAGCAACCTACTGTTGAACAATACGGCAGTCTTAAGATGGCATTGATCCCATGGATTAATCCTGAGAATGAAAAAAAGACCTTTGAGTTTCTTGATAATTGCACTGCTGATATGGTCGGCGCTCATCTAGAACTCGCAGGGTTTGAGATGCAGAAAGGCATACCCTGTTCCGATGGGATGGCGCACTCTCTATTCTCCAAGTTCGAGGCAGTCCTCTCGGGGCATTTCCATACCAAGTCAAGCATTGACAACGTCTATTATTTGGGCAGTCAGATGCAGTTTTTTTGGAATGACTGTGATGATAGAAAATACTTTCATGTTCTTGATACCGAAACTAGAGATATGGAAGCAATTGAAAATCCAATTACTATCTTTGAGAAAGTATATTATGACGGTAGAGAAATTGGCGACCTCAGTTACTTAGATAAAAAGTTTGTCAAACTGATTGTTGTAAATAAAGCAGATCCACAAGAATTTGAAAAACTGGTAGATCGTATAAACTTACGTTCTATATTTGGTTTACAGATTGTAGAGAACTTTCAAGACTTCGTTGGCGCAAATGTTGACGACGATAAGATAAGTGTTGAAGACACGGAAAGTTTATTATATACTTATATTGATGCGGTTGATACTGACCTTGATAAAGATCGGATTAAGTCCGAGGTGCATCGTTTAATGATTGAGGCACAAACTTTGGAGATTGCGTGATAGTTTTTAAGAAACTACGATTCAAAAATTTTCTTTCTTCCGGCGACAACTTTGTAGAACTAGACCTAAACAAGACACACTCTACCTTAGTAGTAGGACAAAATGGTTCGGGCAAGTCGACTATGCTCGATGCTCTTTCTTACGCGTTGTTCGGAAAACCACACAGAAACATTAATAAGATCCAGTTGATCAATACGATCAATAATAAAGCGATGCTTGTTGAGGTTGAGTTTAATGTTAATAGCGTTGGGTATAAGATCGTTCGTGGGTTGAAACCAACCATCTGCGAGATCTGGAAAGGCGACGAACTGATTAATCAGAACTCACACATTAAAGAGTATCAAAAGGTTCTCGAGCAGAATATCCTGAAACTCAATCATAAGTCATTTCATCAGGTAGTCGTCCTTGGATCCTCTTCGTTTATTCCTTTTATGCAGTTACCTGCTCATACGAGAAGAGAAGTCATTGAGGATTTACTTGATATAAATGTTTTCTCAAAGATGAACGCAATTTTAAAAGAAAATGTGTCAAAACTTAAAGATGATATGACTCATAATTCTCACGAACTAGAAATTATTGAAACAAAAATTGTTGCGCAAAAAAATCATATTCGTGAACTCGAAAAAATATCTGAGACTGCTAGACAAGAAAAACAAAAAGATCTTGAAGAAGAGCAAGTAGAACTTAATCTTTTAGAAACACTGTATGTTGAAATACAAGAAGATCTTCTAAGTAAATTAGACACCGAACTGGGCAAACTTGCAAAGAAGAGGTCTGAGTTTGAGAAATTCGAGTTTCAGTTTCAATCTAAGATTAAAAAATTCGATAAGGACATTACTTTCTATGAAGAGAATGACACCTGCCCAACGTGCGATCAAGAAATCCTTGGAAGCACAAAAGAACATAAACTTTCCGAGTGTAAGAGCAAGAAAGAAGAAATTGAAAGGGCGAATACGAATCTACAACAAGAACTTTCAACCATCTCCGCAGAAGTTGAGAAAGTTCAAGTTAAATATTTTGATGAAGTTAAACGAGTGGATGATGCGGAGAAATTACAAGAAAAGATTAAAGGTGTCAGAAGAAGAATACAGACTATACAGAATCAGTTATCCGAATTCGGTGCAGGTATGGATAGCATGCAGACCGCAAGAGATTCGCTCGAGAGTCTCCGAGATTCGCAAGAAATATGTTCTTCCGAAAGACTCAAACTTGCAGAAGATAAAGAGTACAACACAGTCATCTCGACCCTCCTTAAAGACACAGGAATCAAAACCAAAGTAATTAAACAGTATCTTCCTGTGATAAACAAACTCACTAATTCATATCTACAGATATTAGATTTTTATGTTCACTTCGATTTAGATGAAGCATTCAAAGAAACTATACGGTCGCGTCATCGCGATGCGTTTTCTTATGATTCATTTAGTGAGGGTGAGAAACAGCGTATCGATTTAGCACTACTTTTTACTTGGCGTCAAGTTGCTAAAATGAAAAACAGCGTTGCTACTAATCTATTGCTGCTCGATG